AAATGGCACAACGGCTACGGCTCATAACGCTGGTGCTATCGTAACAGTACAAAATTTACCGTCTATTAATGTATGGCCGACGCCAAATGCACCCGGAAACCAGTATTTGTTCGTTTATTATCGTTTGCGCCGCATTCAAGACGCTGGTACAGGTGCTTATGTACAAGACATTCCTTTCCGTTTCATTCCTTGTATGGTTGCTGGATTAGCATATCAGCTTGCAACAAAGTTGCCAGACATGGATATGAACCGCATTCCGATGCTTAAAGCGGATTACGAACAACAGTTTCAATTGGCGGCAGATGAAGATCGAGATAAGGCTCCTATACGGTTTGTACCAAGGATGACGTTCTACGGTAGAGGAAGTTAAAAATGCCTAATCAATTTGCTTCTGGCAAATGGGCAATTGCCGAATGTGATAGATGCGACCAAAGATTCATGCTCAAGGAGCTTCGGACGCAGACGGTTAAAACCAAGCCGTATAAGATTAAAGTGTGCCATGAGTGTTGGGATCCTGATCATCCTCAGTTACAATTGGGTATGTACCCAGTTAACGATCCGCAAGCGGTTCGGGAACCACGCCCTGATGTTAGTTATTTTGCATCTGGTACAAATGGATTGCAGATTAACTTGACTGGTATTGGTCCAAATGGACTAGGCAATCAAGATATGGGCAGTAGGATCTTTCAATGGGGCTGGAATCCAGTCGGGGGTTCTAGGCTGTTTGACAATGTTTTAACGCCAGATGACTTGAAAGGTTATGGGCAAATTGGTACAGTAACGGTAGTAATTTCTTAGGAGTAATTATGACATTCAAAAAAGCGGCAGACGGCGTAACAAAATCAGGTAAAACTAAGGGTACGAACCTTGGTGATTCAGGCCCATCAGTGGGGATTGAAAAAGGTCCAATCAAAGGTCCACAGAAATTGGGTAACTCCATGAAAGCTGTTGGACGCAATATGGCTCGTGCTATGTTACAAAAATCAGCAGGAAGAGGTCGTTAATATGGCTACCGCTAAAAACGTTAAACCAAATACTAAGAATAGTCCTGCAGTTGTTGTTGGCAAAAATGTTAACAACAAGGATGCTTCAGTTTACGAAAAACGTGGCACAAGTGCTGCTGATGGTGAGGCTACTGTAGTTCTTAAGGGCAAGCCTGTAGATGCTTTACGTCCAGCTATTGGCACTTTGTTTAAGAGTCAGCCTGATACCAAGACAGATGGCATTACCATTCGTGGTACTGGCGCTGCAATTAAAGGTATCAAGTCCCGTGGACCTATGGCCTAATGGATTACAACACTCTTTTCGCTCAGATACAGACGTACACGGAAAACATATTTCCGGATACGTTTCTTGCTAATGGAAGTACGGTCAGCTATACAACGCAGATTAATACTTTCATTCAACAAGCAGAGGAGCGCATCTACAATACGGTGCAGATACCTTCTTTGCGAAAAAACGTTACTGGTAATTTAACAGCTAATAATAAGTACTTGGCTTGCCCAAATGATTTTTTGTCTACTTACTCTATTGCAGTTATAGATACTACGGGTAACTACCAATACTTATTAAATAAAGACGTAAATTACATTAGAGAAGCTTATCCAAATCCAAATGCTACTGGTTTGCCTAAGTATTACGCACTATTTGGATCTCGTTTGAATGATCCTAATGAATTATCTTTTATTCTTGGTCCAACGCCTGACGCTGTTTATACAGCAGAATTGCATTATTTCTACTATCCAGAATCTATTGTAGATCAAGGTACTTCTTGGCTTGGCGATAACTATTCTCCTGCGTTACTTTATGGCTCTATTGTTGAAGCTTATACCTATATGAAAGGTGAGGCTGATATAACGGCGCAATATAAAGCTAAGTATGACGAAGCAATGCATCAACTCAAACGCCTTGGCGATGGTTTGGAGCGTGGCGATGCTTACAGAGATGGTCAAACCAAGTTGCAGTACAACAAACTGTAGTAAAATTAACCAAATTTTTAGGAGTAGAAAATGGCAATTACCCAAGGAATGGCAGACTCGTTTAAGGTACAAATCCTTAGCGGTCAGCAAAACTTAGTCTCAGGCGCAAGCCCAGTATATAAACTCGCTTTGTATACAAGTGCTGCAACATTAAGCAACTCTACCGCTGCTTACACTACATTGAACGAAGTGACTAGTTCAGGTTCAAACTACACTGCTGGTGGTAACACACTATCAATTAGCACAAGCCCAACAAGCACAGGTAACGTAGCATTTATGTCTTTTGCAAATAGCTCTTGGACAAATGCAAATATTACTGCTAACGGCGCTTTGATCTATAACAGCACAGCAAATACTGCTGTTGCGGTGTTGGCTTTTGGTGGCGATAAGACTGCTACAAATGGCACTTTTACCGTGATCTTTCCTACTGCTGACTCATCTAACGCTATCATCAGGATTGGTTGATTGTGAAATTGGTTTCTTACAAAGAAGCCATACAACAAGGTTTGCCAAAGTATTTTACTGGTAAGCCATGTAAGCATGGTCATATTGCAGAGCGTAGAGTGTCTGGAAGATGCTGCACCATTTGTGCTAGCAAGATTGCTATCGCTTGGGCAAAAGCTAATCCCGTTCGGTCAAAAGAAATTATAGGTAGTTGGAACGCAAACAACAAAGAGCGTGAAGCGGCCCGTGCTAGAGTTTGGCGTAAAAACAATCCAGATACGTATAAACGCATGGTTAAAGAATGGCGTGAAAAAAATGCTGTTACATATAAAACATACATGAATCAAAGCGCTGTGGAAAGAAAACACGCAAAGGGGGAAAGAACCCCAGTCTGGTTAAATGATGGACATAAACTAGAAATAGAGTCAGTCTATATGTATTGTCAATCTTTGAGAAATTTAGGGCTACAATACGAAGTAGATCATATTGTTCCTTTACGTGGAAAAACCGTCTCTGGGCTTCATGTGCCTTGGAACCTTCAAGTAATTCCTACGCTAGAAAATCGTAGAAAAGGAAATAAATTATGGCTTTAATTTTAGGTGACCGCATACAAGAAACGAGTACCTCAGTCGGTACGGGAACCATTACGCTGGCTGGTGCCGTAACTGGATATCAATCTTTTGCAGTCATTGGAAACGGTAATACAACATACTATACGATTGCAGATCAGTCAGGTTCAAATTGGGAGGTAGGAATCGGAACGTATACGTTAGCTAATACTTCATTAGCCCGTACAACCATTCTTGCTTCTAGCAACGCTAATGCTGCTGTAGTCTTTGGCGCTGGTACTAAGTCTGTATTTGTTACATATCCAGCAGAAAAAGCAATCTACTCAGATGCAGGTAACGTTACTACGATTACTAACTTTGCATCAAGCAACGTATTGATTACTGGCGGTACCATTTCTGGCGCTAACTTCTCTGGTTTAGGCACTATGTCTACCCAGAATGCCAATAGCGTAACGATTACTGGCGGGTCTTTAAACAACGTTATTATTGGTAATTCAACACCAAACTTAGCAACGTTTACCAACGTAACTGCTGCATACCATATTGCAACGGCTAACATTACTGGAAACTCCTCTACTGGAGCGATTTCTTACGGCAACTTAAGTTATTCAGACGTTAATATTTTTGCATCGTATACAGCCAACGCTAATAACTACGTACAAAAAATTATTCAAAATACCGGTAACGGATCAGCTTCTTCTGTTGACTTTATTGTAAGTAACAACTTAGGTAATGCTTCTGCGTTTTACGGTAACTTTGGTATGAATAGTGCCAACTTTGCTGGTAGTGGTGCGCTTAGTTCTCCTAATGCCGTTTATTTATTTTCTTCTAGTTCAGACCTTGCAGTTGGTACAGCAAGCGCTAATGCAATTCACTTTGTAGTTAATAGCGCTGCAACTGATTCAATGACGGTGTTTGCTAACAGCACTGTAAGCGTTCCTGTTTTAGTTGGTACAAGCGCAAACTTCTCTGGTAATGCAACATCTATTGCGTTCAATACAGTTAACATTGTAGAGCCAACAACAAACAACGCTACTGGCGCTGCAAGTACAATTAACTTTGATGTCACTACACAGTCTATTTACTACTCTACAGCCAACGCAACGGCTAACTGGACTGTAAACTTCCGTGGTTCTAGTACATTAACTTTGGCAAACGCTTTAGCAAATAACCAGACAATTACTGTGAGTTTGTTGGCAACCCAGGGCGCTACTGCTTATTACAATAGCTTGGTTCAGATTGACGGATCTACAGTAACTCCTAAATGGCAAGGTGGTACAGCGCCTACTTCTGGTAATACTGGTTCAGTCGATGTGTACAATTACGTGATTACTAAAATATCAACAGCACCTACATATACGGTTCTTGCCTCAGTCACCAAGTTCGCTTAAGGATTTTTAATGCCAGCACTAAAGAAAATTGGCGCAGCAGCTCTATCGGCTTTAGGCTTCACGGGTGGGGCTGCCGCTGTTACAGCTAATTATCTGATTGTTGCTGGCGGTGGTGGTGGTGCTCGTGGTAATGGCGGTGGTGGCGGTGGTGGCGGAGCTGGTGGCTATCAAGCTAATACAACTACGCTAACTTTAACTCAGTCTTATACAGTTATTGTAGGCGCTGGTGGTGCAGGTGCCGCTTCTGGTTCAGCCCCTAGGTCTGGATCAAATTCATCTTTTGGCACTTTAACCGCATCTATTGGTGGTGGCTACGGCGGAGAAATACAAGGCGGCTTAGGTACTGGCGTTGGTGGTACTGGCGGTTCTGGTGGCGGTGCTGGAGATTCTTCTCCTGGAAATACTGGTGGTTTAGGTACCGCTGGTCAAGGTAACAATGGTGGAGCTTCTAGTGGCTCTGGCACACAGTTTGGCGGTGGCGGTGGCGGCGGAGCTGGCGCTGTTGGGCAAGATGGTACAAGCTCTGCAAGCGGTAATGGCGGTAACGGTACAGCATCTTCAATAAGCGGCTCTTCTGTAACATACGCTGGCGGTGGTGGAGCTGGTAACGGTTATGCTGGCGGTTCTGGTAATGGACCTGCTGGCTCTGGTGGTACTGGTGGTGGCGGTGCTGGAGGCACTTATGGAACTGCAGGAACGGCTAACTTAGGTGGTGGTGGCGGTGGCTCAAACTTTATTACAAACTCTGCTGCTACTGGTGGTCAAGGCGGTTCTGGTATTGTCATCATTTCTTACACAGGCGCACAACAATTCGGTGGCGGTGTAGTTACATCCGCTGCAGGTAATACAATCCATACTTTCTACACATCGGGTGTCCTTTCCCCTTTGTCTTCTTTATCTGCTTCGTATTTAATCGTAGCTGGTGGTGGTGGTGCAGGAGCAAATAGTGGAGCTGGTGGTGGAGCTGGTGGTATGCAAACTGGCTCTGGTACTACGATTGATACTAATTCTACTTATGTAGTTACCATCGGTGCTGGTGGTGCTGGCGGTGGTACAGGCGGTAGTGGTTCTCAAGGAGCAAACTCCGTATTTAGTATTGTTTCTGCTTCTGTTGGCGGTGGTGGCGGTGGATCAAATCAATC